AGACCAGGATGAGGTTGTGCGAAATAGCACCTTAAATGTAGCGGAACATCCCTACAGACCAGGTGAACTAATCGTTTGGTGCAAATCGTTTGAGTGCTCCAAGAAACACGAGGAAGCATTTAAGACGGCATCTTAACAGATGCGATAGCATCATAAATCCTGCCCCTCCCAGTCAGAGACAAGCAGTGTTTTATTAGACTAATTCTCTACTTAGAGTTCGCCGACTAAGAGATGTAAAGGCAGACGCTTATGGAAAATGAAGACTTGAACTTGGACCTTGATAATCTGGAGGTTCAGGCGGAAGAAAAATTAAAAGTTAAGAACAGATTTGAAAAGCTCTCTGAAAAAGTTATAACAACCTCTAGGGAAAGAGATGAAGCATTAGCCAAAGTTCAAACTGAAGCTGATGCCAAACTCAATGCCGAAAAGGAGAGAGATTTCTATAAAGACTTCTCTGCCAATGTTTCAAAGTATCCGAACGCATCTGAGTATCAAGATAAAATCTTGGAAAAGGTAAAGATTGGATATACTACAGAGGACGCTATGGTGGCTGTGCTTGCTAAGGAAGGGAAACTTACTTCTGAAGCACCACAGGTATCATCTCCTCAAGTAGAAGGGGGCTCTGCCGCAACCCAAATGGGTGGAGAGAAAACCCTTGAAACAATGACTGCTGATGAAAAGTTTGCAGCTCTTACTGAAATAGATAAGACTGGAGACCTAGCAAAAGCCCTCCGAGGTAAATAACTATACAGATGAGCCATTAATAATATGGCAGCAACTTTAAGAAATAGTGCATGGGGTGGTGCGTCCACCAATACATCCGAACTTCTGACCTCGTATATAACCGATATGATACGAGTTTTGGAGCCAGACCTTCAGTATGCTCGTCTTGGCACACGCCGAGATGCACCTAAAGGTTCTGATAGGATTGTATTCCCTCAACCAATGCAACTCCCTGTGAAAATCAATGTGTCTATGACCACCGTTGGTGGTCCGACAGCAGCAGGAGCTGGTTCGGTTTGGGGTGCTGGTGTTTCAATTATAGGTGGTGATATAACTGCAAGAGAGGGCGGAATGCCTGTATCTTCAACAGTCGGTGTCGCCGCTATAACTGAAGGAACCAACCCAACAGCAGTAACATGGGGTGCAAGTTCGTTCGCAACTGGCCCTGCTCAGTATGGTATTTTGGTTCAAGTCTCTGACCTCCTTGTCCGAAACTCGGCAATTGAGGTTATTGACAACGCAACCAAAGAAGTGCGATCTGCTCTAGCTCGTATGGTAGATACGGTTATTCAGACAGTGGTTAATGCGGGTTCAAACGGCGTAATTTACGCTGGTGCGAAGACCGCTAGAACTTCACTGGGTGCAGGAGACCTTATCACCCAAGCGGATATGGTAAAGGCCGTTAGTTATCTTCGTTCTTCAAACGCCGCAGGTCTTAAGGACTTCGGTGGTTATTACACAGCAATTATTCACCCAGCAGTGGCTTCAGACTTAATGTCTAACACCGCTACTGGTGCATATCTTGATGTGGGAAGATATACTAGTGTTTCCGAATTGAAAGAAGGAAAACTTGGCGGGTTCCGTGGTGTTCGCTATCTGGAATCAGCATGGCAGAACTACTACAACTCAACCGTGCCTGTAATTCCTACCACTTTGGTAGGTCAGGATTCATTCGGTTGGGGATACTTCCAAGAGCCAACGGCTATCCTCACTACGAGTGCGGACTCTTATAACGCCCTTAACCTTTACTCCTCAATCGGAGGCAAGGTTACTTTGGGTGTTACGAGATTCAATGACACTCCTGGTGCTCCTAGGATCATCCGTGTGGAAAGTGCGTTTAGTGTCTGATAGTTTGTTAACTCTGTCCCCACTTGTGATGGGGGCTGGGATTAGCAAATTAACCACAATAAATTGGCAACTTTAAATGATGTCCTTACATATTCAAGAACCCAAGCCCAAACAGATTCTAATGGTCTGACTGATACTAATGGAATTGTATTTGCCAACGAAGCATTATTTGATTTTCATAGAAAATTAGTAAATGGGGGTATTGATGCCTCGGCAGTTCAAGAGGCGTATAGAGATGCTTCTGTTCCCACATCAGGCAATGGCTCTACATTTTTATATCCTACTGATGCAATGTTCCTCAAAGCTATTGAGGTTAACTACCAAGATACAGATGCCCAAAACTACATTAGAGCTGACCAGGTGGATGTATCTAACTTAACGGGTAAGAATTCATTTAGTTGGCTTAGAAAAAATGCTAGTAAACATGCTCCTCAATTTGATGATAGGGGGGACTGGTATGAGGTATTTCCTGCTTTTGTTTCGGGGGATAATATGAGTCAAGCCATTCGCATTTTCTACTATCAAAAACCCACTGAATACACCGCAACATCCGACACCATATCTTACCCAGTATCACTGGATTACAGAATTTTGGGGTGGAGAATAGCGTCTAACTATTACTATTCGTTGAATAAGTTTTTAGAGGGAGATGCTTTTAATTTAAGGTATGAAGAGAGGGTTAAACAGCTTATAGGCACACTTGGTCGTGGTGCTCAACAGCCAATGGAAGCAAGTGGAATTCCTTGGACAGGTTTTGAATTTTAGCTATGCCAGACCCATATACATATCCAGCAAAGCCAACAGATGCAACTTATACAGGTGTTGGTGCCGAAGGTAGACAAACTTATGACGAACCACTTATCAGTTATGACGACTCATCAACTTATTACGATAGTGTAAATGAAAATGCTTATACATCAGTATCAAAACCAACAGGTTCAATTTATACATTAATAGCAAAACCCACATAATATGGCATTTCCATCAGTCCTTAACACTTTTAATAGACCAACAACTACGGATAAATTAAATAGTCCGTCTCATTCTGGTTTGCATAATACGGTCAGCTCGGCTTTGGGACAGGTAGAAGCTATGATAGGGGTGGTGGGTAATGCTTCAGTGGTGGGAACATTATCTTATGATGTGCGTTCTCCCGCTTCTGGTGGTGGTGGACATGTTCAAGTAGCAAACAAGGGTGGCACAGGTTATACATCATATACCAAAGGGGATATATTGGTAGCTCAAAGTTCGTCAGTTTTAACTAAACTAGCGATAGGTGATGACGGTTCAGCTATCGTGGCAGATGCTTCCAAAGCAACAGGAATAAAGTGGGGAGTTCCTGGTGTCAAACCCACAATTAAAGCATATACAACCCCATCAACCATGACGTGGTATAAGCCATCCACCCTTTCTTACATTAAAGTAAAAATGGTTGGCGGTGGTGGAGGTGGAGCGGGGAGTGGTGGAGACGATATTGGTGGAGGTGGAGGGGGTGCGAGTGGATATTCAGAAAAAGTGATTGCCGCCTCTCTTCTAGGATTAACCGAGGTTCTCATTGTTGGTAGCGGGGGAAATGGACAGAATTCAAATTCAGTCCCAGGAGATACTGGTGGTTTAAGTAAGTTTGGAGCTTTTGTAAGTGTAGTTGGTGGGTATGGTGGGAGTTATACTCAAGCGGGTGGAGGAGGAAGTCTATCAGATAGTGGGGATATAAACCTTATTGGAGCCAATGGTCAAGATGGACAAGGAAATGCGACTGTGTCTTTTGGTGGAATAGGTGGCTCTACCAGATATGGTTCGGGTGGTGGACTCAAAATTTCTTGGGGTAACGGAGTGTCCACTGGTTCATCAACATCGGTATATGGTGCAGGTGGAGGCGGAGGAATTTCCTATGGTGCCGGTAGTGTATTTGGGGGAAGGGGTGGTCCAGGTCTCGTAATCATAGAAGAATATTAATATGGCAGAAAACCCAAATAAAACATTAGTAATAAATAACTTTCACGGAAGTATGACTCCATATAGAGATGGGGATATTAACTCTGGGAAGGCGTTTGTTACTGAAGTTTCGGGATATGATCCATTTACTAAACCTGGAGAATTAACTTGGAATGAAAGTTCAACACAAATTGATGTCGCTGGTGCGATTATTACTGATTTAATATTGGCTGGTAAAACAAGAGTAGAATCCGGCATTATCTACGCTTATTTAGTGGGTCATACAGGTAGAGTTTATAAAGTTCAGGTTAATGATCCAACTACATATAACTATAATTATGACAACCCTGTTTTACTTACTACCTTAACATCTGGCACACCAACTTTTACAAGAGGTGCCTTTATTGATTTTTATGGAACTACTGAAAGGATTTATATATCACACGATAAAGGGCTTACCCAATTAAATTTTGATGGAACAAACGAAACCGTTGTTGGACTTTTAGCATCGTGGAAGCAAAATGTTCCCAAACCTATCCAACAATATTTGGGCAAAATGTATGTGGGCAATGGTTCAAACATAGCCGAGATGGACTCTACTTTAACAATAACTTCTTATACCAAGCTTTCACCAGGATTTCCAAGCAATACACAAGTAAGGGATATTAAGATGTCTCCTGACGGAACATATTTACAAATGGCAGTAGCCGAATTTGCTCTTGGGGATATTACTTCAACTACACCCAATACATCAATATTAAATCCATCTAATAGTTTTGTTTTTAAGTGGAGTGGGACAGATATTGGATATACTTCGTTTGTAACTTATGGTGGCATTACCATAACCTCTCTACTTGCTTTTGGTAATCAACAATACGCTTTCGGGTATGATGTTTTGTCTGGTGGAATATTTAATCCTATTGATAAAATGGTTACGTCATCACCTTTGTCTGCTTTTGGTGAATCACCTTTACCCAACGCGGTTATTTCAATATCAAATATGCCTTTTTGGGCTGCTCCACTTCCGTATGCTGGGGATATGACATTTTCAACGTCAATGTTCGGGACAATATCAAATTATGAAATAGAACCTGGTTACTGGGCTCCTTTGTTTCAATATGCAAGTGGAAACGAAACTGATGTAATTCGCACTCCGTTTATGTTGGTAGTGTCAAACTTTGCTCAAGGGGCAAGTTCAAATGGATATACTGACGCTATTTTTGGAGTATCTAAAATATATTTTTCAACTCTTGAAACTTCCGCTTCGCCAACCACGAAATACAAACTCTACAAGTGGTGTCCATTTCCTACAGGACTTGGAACCCTGCCAATCGCAGACGAAAATGTATATCAAACACAGAGCCAATCATTTAGTAAAAGAATTAAGGTAAGTGAAATACGGATCTATGGTGAGCCATGGGTTGCTAACAATGCATTTCTCATAGACATTATAGGTTCAGATGGTAATCCCGTATCTGGTGGCTCAATGACCTTTATAGCAGGGACAAACTTAACTATTGGTGATGATTTTGCTTGGTATAACCCAGCAACCAAACCGCTTTATAGTATGGGAATTCGTATTACTAACAAAGGAACTGTCAATCACACAATTTCAAGAGTAGAAATTGATTATAGTTCTGGTGGCAAATAATATGGAAAAAGATGAATTTTTCAAAAAAATAGACCAACAGAAAGAAATGGACAAAACAGTTCAAGCATATTTAGCTTCTACCGCTTTTTCAGGCAGAAAGGTAACAGACAATCCAGTAGATAGAAATCAGGTGGTGCCGAGAGGGTATGTAACCAGAAATTCCACTACTGCTTTAAGACCAACAACTTCGGTATTAGGAGAATCATATTTTGATACCACGGTGTCAAAACCAGTTTGGTGGTCAGGAAGTTCTTATAAAGATGCCGCAGGAAATGTAATTAGTTAATTTTAATAATATGGCAACACAAGCAACATCATCACAGATAAAACAAGTTCAGGCGGCAACAAAGGCTGTTCAGGCTTTATCTCAACAAGTTAATGCAAAATATCCAGTTTCGGGTAGTTCTGGTGGTTCGTCTAGTAGTTCAACATACTATAAAGACGCTCCCGGCTATGTAGCAGGTTCATCTCCTACAGATAGTGCCGCATCAAGAGCCGCCTATGCCGCAGGGCCAGTTCCTACTCAAAGCATAACACCACAAGCAACACTAACCACCCCAATAGACACAACTAAACCCTCACCACAGACAGCACAAGTAAATGCACCTAATGCTCAAACAGATATGGCTAATGCTATCGCCGGTAAGGGTTCTGCCCTTACAAGTGCCGAAATGGCCAATCCCCAAGCTATGGGTGATTATGCCACTCAATATAAAAAAGCAAATGCTTTAATGGCGGGAAAACCAGCACCGACTGACGCAGGTCAATTTGGGGTTGCAACCAAAGACATGCAACTTGGACAACAACCACAAGACGGTGTGGCTTCGTGGCAAAACGCTATTGGGGTAGCACCAGAGATTGAAAACCTATTCGGTGATCACGATCTTTGGATGAGTCCTGATAATCAGAGACAAACACTCGTGCAAGAGTATCAACAAATGTCTAAGTCTTTGGGTATAGAACAATTAAACACAGAGTTAATAGATGCCAAAGCTATTATTGAGGGAACAGAGGACAATATCAGGTCCGAGATAACTGCAGCCGGGGGACTTGCAACCGATAGTCAGGTGTTGGCAATGGCCAATGCTCGTAATAAATCACTTATTGTAAATTACAACAAACTCATAGACCTAAAGACCGCTTCAATGGGGCAATTAGATACTATGATGAATTTAAGTATGAAAGACAGAGAACTAGCCAATCAAGAGTTTGATCGTAAAATGAACTTTGCTTTTAAAGTGGCAGAATTTAAAGAAAGGTTTGTGAACAACTCAAGGACAATGATAAGTAAATTTGCCGACACTATGGGTTGGGACATGATCCCTCTGCAAGACCAAAAAAATGTTGCTAAGTTATTTGGTATAACTCCTGATATGTTATCTCAAATGGCATCAAGATCAGCGACTGATAGGGCAACGAAGGCGAAAGACTTACAATTTATTTCAGGAACAGCAAATCAACCTTCTGGTGTATTTGACAAAACTACGGGTTCATTTACTCCAATGGGTGGTGGTGGTGCTAATGCTGGTGAGCCAGTAACTCCATACAAATCAGAGATAGCCGTAACAGGCAGACAAGCAGTCTTTGGATTACTGAACATTGCAGAAAAGAATCCGGGTATATTTGGCAGAACTGCTGCTATGTGGTTGCCAGACGCAGTGAGAAGTGATGCGTTTAGAAATTATAAAGCTCAACTTGATTTCTTGAAAGGTAATATAATCCCAGCCGCATTAACATCAATGCGTGAAGCATCTAAAACTGGTGGTGCGTTGGGACAGGTATCCGACAGAGAGGGTGCTTGGTTAGGGTCATCTCTTGGAGCTTTAGATATGAGCCAGTCCCCCGATGTTGTAAAAGCTCAATTGAGACAAATTGATGCCCACCTGAAGGTGTGGCAAGATGCCGTAACTAAATACGGAGGACAAGGGTTGCAGATAACTGCCCCAACAGGTGAAGGAATAATAATTATAGACTAATGAGAACAATGACTAGAGCAGAATATCAGATGGAATTTGGTGTAGCACCAGTTTTTACAGGTGCCTCTGTTCTTGATAACGAAATGCCAGCCCCTCGTAGAATGACTAGGGCAGAATATAATACAGAATTTGGGGTTAAACCAGAACCAAATCTTGTTGAAAAGACAATGAATTATGTTAATGAGTTTAATCCTTTTTATCAGATACCAAAGATGGCAATAGAGGGAGGAATGAAGTTCGGTGAGAGTTTGGGTAAGATTGCTACATCTAAAACTCCCACAGATATTGCAAAGGGAACAATTGGAGCCACAGCCGGACTGTCTCAAGGTGCTCTTGCTGTCCCCTTTGGGACATTTGAAGCCGCCACAAATCTTCCGGGTGTCAAACAGGTCAAAAATCTGTTAATGAACCCAGAACGGGGTTTATCTAAAGCTATTGGTGAACAAGTTGGAAAGAGTGAGAAACTCCAGCAATTTACACAACAAAACCCTAATGCCCCAGAAGTAGCTAGTGATATATTAACAACAGGATTTGGTTTGGCGGCAATGAAGGGTGCTAAATCACCTAAATTAAAATCAGATATTCAAGCAGACTATCAAAGAGCTTATGAAGGTGCTAAAAAACAAGTAGCAACTTTCAAAGATACTCGTCAAGCAACGGTATCTCAAAACATAGCTGATGAGATAGCTAATATAGAAAGCCAATATTCTAAACTAAGGAAAGCTAATGAATTTTCAAAAGATGCAGAGGCATCAAGACTAAGGATCGCTCAGGCAGATGTCTTGCCGGGTGTGGTTGATAGTTCTGGAACTATCAACGCCAAACAAGCAGCCGAAGCATATTATAATAAGACCCTTGAGGGTAAGGAAGCCGTGGTGAGAGATAATCTTATTCGCTTGGGTGAGAAAGCAAATTTGGAACAAGCAAGAAGCGAAATGGTGCTTGAAATCAACCGAAGTGGTTTAGAGGGTGCCGACCTGTTGGCAGCTATGCGAAATATAAATAAAGAAATTGCGGGACTTAAAATACGAGCAGATGAGTTTGGGGATGTTCCTTTAGAGATATATCACGATGCTAAAATCAACACCACTAAGAATATAGATTACAATACCCCACCAGAAGTAAAGACTTATCGTAAAGCAGTAGCTAGAGCTTATAAACAAGTAGTTGAAAACAACAGTAGTTTTAATGTAAAAGAGGTAAATAATGAACTCTCTAAATATTATGGAGATTATGAACGACTACTTAATTTAGAGGGCAAAAAGGTCAAGGGTGGTAGATTGGGTAAATATGTAGCTCAAATCGGAGGACAGATTGTTGGTGGTGCTGCCGGTGGAGCGATCGGTGGATTGCCGGGTGCCGCCATTGGTGCGGTTATAGGTGGAGAAACTTCTGCATTCTTAAAAGGTAAAACAATGGAAGGAACATTTGGTAGAGAACGAGGATTAGAGATACCTAAGAATCCAATACTTGAAAAAGCTGGAGAAACCGCAAAACTTCCACCCGCAATAGATTTAAAGACCCCAGATTTCAAAGTTGGAGCACCAAAGAACATTCTCAAAACCAAAGAAGTGTTAAAACTTGAGAGGGATATAGCCAAAAATGTAGAACAACAAAAAGCCGCAATAAGTAAAGGAAACTTTACCCTTGTTGCAACCTTAAAGGAAATATACAAGGTTCTAGTTACAAAGTTAAAAGAGATAGTTAGGGCATACAAAGAATCAAACAAACAGGCGGGTTTTATTAAGAACCCT